GCCGCCTGTTCTGGAGCTTCAACAGGAACAGTGGTTCCAAGAGGAGCATTAAAACCGTAAGCCGGTGTAGCACGAGGAACAAACTTCTGAATTTGCTCTGGAGAAATGTTTAGCTGTTTTGATGCAGCAATATCGGCAGCCGCAGCGTCTGAAAGCTGTTTTGAAGCAACTCCAGCACGAGCAAGAAAGCCTTTTGCAAGAGCAGTTTCAGTGACAGAACTAACACCAGAGGTATCTTGTGGTTCATTTGACGAAACAAACTCACCCGGAACAGTCGTCTTAACTTCGCCAGTCGTTGACGTGGTCGTTGTCAGTTGACCAACCGCTTGCTGAATGTCCACCAAAGCCTTCTGTTGACGCTGCTGTTCCTGAATACCCTTAAGCTGCTCGTTCAGGTACTCGTTCTGCAAACGCTGATGCTGCTGCGCTCCGTAGGTTTCCAGCGAGTTTGCAATCGCCAGCTTCTGCATTCGGTTAGCCTTTCCACCGACAAAAGCGTCCAGGTTCTTCTGGCCAATGATTCCAGCAAGATGATCCGTGCCAGCAGGAGTTCCATCAGCAGTGGGCGGTCCCTGAGTCGAACCAGCGTACTGAGCCAGCATGGACTCAATTTTGGAAGTCGCATACTCGTCCTCTCGCTTGTTTTTGATGTACTCCTTAACCAGTCCGGTGACGTTTTCGCCAAACTTGGAAATTCCGGCGGCAATATTTCGGCCCGGTGCCGTAGCTGCCTCCATGTAGCCAGTCGGAAGCGGGGCAACTTGCTGGCCCTGATAAGGAGTGACGTAGCTGTATGAAGGCATAATTATTTGTGTTGAGAGTGGTAGGCGGCTTCCCTCAAGTCGAGGGAGATTGATCGCATGTGCTTGTATCCGCCAACAATCCAAGCAACCGCAAGAATTATGTCATTTCCGCACTGTCGGATGACATCGGCAATGTTCTGCTTCCAGCTTTCTCCGTCTTTTTCCCAAGCCACAGAGTCGGCGTAAGTGTTTGTGGTCAGCGCGATTAAAGGCTGAAGCCGGTTTGAGTTTTCAAGATAGAACTGCGTTGAGTATAGCTGGTTCGCAAGCATCAAGATTTCCAGCAACACTTCTGGAGTTCTTGGAAGCTCACCATCAATCAAGTCGTCAACCGCATGGCAGTAATTGTGGAAACAGGAAACAAACAAAATGGCGTTTGCATTCCCTCCACATGCGTTGAAATAAAGTGTTCCAATGTCCTTCATTCAAAGAAGTCAACCGCCGCAGATGTTGGCGAGGAACTCCACTTTTCCAAGTTAGCAAATACGCAAAAAGTCAAAGCCGTTGCTCCGTGAATTGATCCAGCAGGAACTATTTTGCTCCATCCAAAATCACTAAATCCGACAGCTTTTTCACGTTCACCAAGACGCCAAATCATCCTACCAAACAAATGGAAGATTCTGCTTTTGATGGACTTGTGAAAGTGAAGCGGGATTGTTTCTCCTGTCGGACAAGACCAGACTTCCAGTTGCCAGTTAAACAGCCGGAAGACTTTGATTCCAACGCAATGCTGGAAGCGAACAATCACAGGCTTGAAAAAATTCCAGCCACTTTTCCGCCAGCACCAGACAAAAGGCCATCCACCTTTTCACCGGAGGAGTTTTCTCCTCCAATGATTTGAGAGCTAAGATCAGTCTTTGCGTCGTCTCGCATTTGAAGCAGTCCCTGTTTTGCGCCCAAAAGGTTGTCAATCGCGCTGTCGTCGAGGCCCATGTATTTAAGCCTCTCGCGTTGCTGTTCAACAGATTGGACAGACTGGGGAGCAAACTGCATTGGTCCCGGTTGCATTCCTTGGTTAAAACCTTGGAATTGCCCCATTTGGGATCCATACGGCTGAAATTGATTTGGAGGTCCGTAGTTCATAGCGATGAAATACCGGCACCTGCAAGAGCAGTCATGTTGGCCGCTGAAGAAGTGCTTGCTGCAAGATTCTGTTGCTGATTTGCGCCAATCAGGTTTGCAGCATATTGCGACTCAGGATTGAACAACTGTCCAGGATTGAATCCTTGTGCTTGCCCGGTCATTGCGCCAGTCGCACCAAACGCTTGCGAGGGCCTTCCAAGAATCTGCTGGAACACGTCACCGTACATTCCCTGAGACGCTCCAATAGCCTGCATTGCCTGCTGGGAACGCTGCTGCTGAAGTCCAGCACCCATCATCTGAGAGCGAACAGATTCCTGCATTGCGCCAGACGGCTGATTTGCAAGACCGCGTGCAGCCGATCCAGAGCGCAACTGCTGAGTGACCATGTTCTGCTGTTCAGGAGTCAGATTGGATCCAGCAGCCAGACCAGAATTGGCCTGAGCAGTCATCCGGTCAATCATCGCAGCCTGATCCGGGTTAGACGCCCGAATGGCAGCGCGAGCTTGTGGTCCTAGGCTTGCAATGTCGGCAATGTCGCCAGCACGGCTTGCAGAACGAGCAGCGGACTCAATCTGGCCAAGACGAGGGGCAGCCTGACCATAAATGTCCAGAAGCTGCGGCATTGCGCTCTTGAGCATTCCAAGCTGGAGAGCCTGGTACTGAGGAGCGTATTGGGCCTCGGCAGCATACTTCTGCGGTGCAAGATCAAGCTGAGCCTGAAGCGTGTCCCGAGTTTCCTGGGCGTAGTTACGTGGTGCTGGAGCGTCTACCGTCATAAAGAGTGTTCCCTTTCTTGTAGAGACCTAGGATTCCAAACTTGTATCGTCTCCACTTTCCATTCCGAAATCCAACAGAAGGAAGAAGCGCGGACTGCGGTCTTTCAAGTACAAAAGAGGCCGCTACAGACATGGCGTCTTCTGGACCGTTGGCAGCGAATTGATACCAATACCAATGATCACCATTCGGATCACTTTCCTGCCAAGCAAACGGTATGCGATCTGGTCCAACCTGCTGCCAACCGCAAATAACAGCGACTACTTGCCCTGACCTAGTGAGAACTTTGAGTGTCCCGCGCTTTAGGTGGAATTCGATAAAGTCTTCCAACTCCTCATCAGACCACTTGTCAAAAGCGTCTGAGAGTTTTGCTCTAAAGTACGCTAGAACCTTTGAGATCAAGACCAAGTGGTGTCATGTAGAAGGTAGGCTTTCACCTTCCAGTTTGAACGAGTCAACGTCAAATACGTTCCGTCAGTGTTCTTAAGAGTTACAAGCTTGCTTGGAATTGTTGAGGCACCTGTATATCCAGGGCTATTGGGTTGTGTTGCTGAAAAAACAACATTCAAAAATAGGCTGGTTCCACTTATAACTCCGCAAGAAACATTAATCGGATACGAAAAAACCGGAAAAGCACTACTATATGCCTGCATAACGCAGGAGCTTACAGGAATCTCATTTCCGACAGCAAACGGACTGTCGACGGTACCTTGGCAAACAAGAACAACACTAATCATCTGAGGCGTGTAAGCTACAGCAGGAAGCTCAGCAGGGGAAAGCCACTGCACCAACTGCGTTGCGTTTCCATCAGTCGGAAGCGCCTTTGCTGTAGTCGTGTACTTTGAAAGACTAATGGAAGACAACACGCCACCGACAGACAAAGCCAAACCAGTTCCGACACTAATCTCAGATACGTTAGCAGCCGATGCCGTTGGATTTCCAAGTATCCTGCTGGCAGCGACCTGCTTGATGTTGGTGTACTGAACTCCATTCGTCTTGATGCGAAGTGAAGTCGCGTCAAGAGTCATTGTTGTCGAATCAACAGGAACATCAGTCGGCGAGTTTGACCCGGTCGTGGCATTGGCCTTGATCGTTGTTGCGACCATCACTGCCATGCTCGCGTTGGTAACCGATCCAGCAGCAAGCGTAAGCGAACCGCCATCAACGCTTCCTGTGATGTCAACAGAAGGCGTCCCAAGCAGGTTAAGAGTGGCTGCGTCCAGCGTAGTACTGGAAGTCACAGTTGTTCCCGGAGTAACAGTTACAAAGAGAGGCATAGGTCAAACGTCGGTTCGTCCAAACATTCGGAAAGGAATCGCGTACAACATGATTGATGAGACTTCCACATTTCCCATATCGGAAGTAAAAACTGGTTGGATCGTGTTGCCGTGTCTGCGAAGTCGGTACTTGGAAACAATCACCTGCCGCTGGTTAACGCGAACACCATTGTTTCCACACAGAAGTCCAGGCTGCCAAGAGTAGTCTTTGCGGTATGGCGACCAGAAATCGTCATTCACGTTCGTTGTGACGTAGTCTGGAACACCGTAATTGAAGTAGGTCGTGCGAGACTGAGTCTGGTTGCTTGCGAGCGTCAGCACCTCGTTCACGCCATCCAGATTCACAACAAACGAGTACCTCGGATTGCTGTAATTCAGTTGGATCTCAATTCCTGTGTATTGCTTGTGGACTGGAGTTCCAAAGGTGTATCCTCGGAATTCGATGCGCGTTGAGATCTGCAATTCAGTTCCGTCAACTTTTTTGTCAGCCCAAGCCTGCTTGTCAAAGTAATGAACGAATCCACTCTCATCAGACCAAGCGAGATAGTCAGATCCGTACAAACTGACGCGAGAAAAGTAGCGAGGAAGAAGCATACTTCCTTCCCAGTAACCTTCCCAAGCCTGATTTAAGAAGTTGAAAACCAACGTGCGCTGGTTTGTTCCATTCCCTTCGTTCAAAGGAACAGAAAGCAAGTAGCGGTTGTCGAAGTACGTTCCAATGGCCTTGTACGCTAGTGCCTTGTCGATGTCGTCAATCTCAGGCTGGATTGGGTTGGAAATCGGAACGACAACAGACTGGCTGATTCCATATTCCGTTTGCTTAAGCGAAGCGACTCCACGTTGAGTCAGAAAAACAACGTCAGACCCAGTGCCAGCAATAGAAAGAGGAGCAATACAACCAAACTCGCGGGTAACTTCAGAAAGTCGGACAGACGACAGATCGCCGTAAAGATTTTCAATTGCGAGAATTGAGTTCGTTTTGAAGACGATAAGCGTCGTTTGATTGAACGGGTATACTGCGACGACTTTGTCATTTGAACCTGAGTTCAGCTTAAACTCGTTGATGATTGGAGAGTAGTGAAGCGGGTCCAGAACATCAGACACAGCCAGCATGTCAAAGCCATAGACCATCAACAATCTGTTTTGGAAATAGCAACCTTCACGTCCTGCTGGAATCGGCATTCCACTGGCCTCAAACTTGGAAATCGTCCCAGTGAACGAAGCGTAGACGTTTACAGCAGTGGACGGGAAATCAATCGAGACATCAACGTCTGAGGAAGACGCAATGTAACCTGGGCTTGATACCGCAATGCTGCTGACAGAATCACTTTCGTTTCCAGTTCCAATCGAAACAGTAAGAGCACTTCCTGTGACAGTTGAGCAAGTGGCAGCAGGCGTGACGTTGTACCCAGCACCGTTTGCAGTTACCGTGACAGCCGTGATCCCGTACTGCGCTGGATCCGAAAGCGTGATCGTGTTGCTAGTATATCCAGATCCTGAAGCGGTTACCGTAAACGAAACAACTTTCCCGCCCGACACAGTAACTGTAGCGGCAGCACTAGATCCTCCTAATCCAAACGTCACTGTAGGAGCGGCATCGTATCCAGCACCGAAATTTGAAACCGTATAGGTTCCTAGCGGGTAGCCACCGCCTGAAAGCGGCTGCGTTGTGATTGTCGCAGTAACCTTTGCAACAGTAGCCCTTGCCGTTGCGCGGGTAGCATTGACAAGAGAATCCGTTTCAGCCGTAGCTCCGTAAAACAACTTCAGCGTGTTGGCATCAACCGGATAAACGTAGTAGGTGTTGTTGAAGTCTGAAATGCTTGCAGAAGAGATTACAATCTTGTCTCCAGGAACAAACCCATGGTTATAAACCGTGATCGTGTTCGCAACCGAATCTGCGCTTGAAATGAACAGACTGCTTGCAACACGGTTGAATCCAGCAACGATTGCAATCTTGGAAGTCCCATTCGACTGCATCAACAGCGGATAGGAGCCATTCTCAAAGTCCAGTTCCGGCTGAACAATGTTGTTACCAGTCGTGTTGTTCTGTCGCTGGATGTAGTAACGGTAAGATGACGACGAGGAAGAAAGGTCAACCTTGCCCGTAGATCCTCCGCTGCGAGCATTGGACTCAGACGTGTAGAACGACACCTTGGTTCCGTTTACGTTGACCCACAGTCCAAATCCTTGACCACTGGAAAACGATGCAGCCGTGTAGATTGGAGGAGCTGGATAAACCTGCCCGATGATGACGCGATTTCCAGTCGCCAGATCAGTAATGACGTTCAGCGTGACGTAATCACTGCCAGAATTAATCGCGCTACCGTTGAAGTAGTAACGATCCGAGAATGGCCGCAACATTGCGATTGCGTTGTCGCACTGGATCATTTTGACGGGACCGTAGATGTCCCACCCGTTCAGCGGGATTTCCAAGTGCGACGAGTTGGGCCGGACTAGATAGACCCTTCCTTGTCCACCGTCGGACGTTCTGACCTCGTTGGTTGCGACGATCAGCGCACTGTTTCCTGTCTGAGGATCTCGGTACTGCATCATCCCGAGAATGTCCGTGAACTTGGTCGTCCCGGTGTAGTATGTCAGGCCCCAGGTGCTTGGGCTGGATCCGGTCCAAGAATACGTCGCAGTGTTGAGCGTGCAGTTCGTGTTGTCGTCACTGACCACTCGCGCACCGTTCTTGACGATCAGCGTGTTGTAAGAGGGATCAGGATCAGAACAAACAACAGTACCAGCCGGAATCTGTGCGCCTGGAGAAGCGCGAGTCCACAACGTGCCGCCTTTGGCAACGCTGAACGATTGCCGGTTGGTATTCCACTTCCCCCCCCACTTAGGTTGAATGATTCCCCAGCGGTTGCTAATCAGCTTTGCCTCAAATTTTCGATTAACCGCTTGGCTGACATAGTTCGGGTCAACCATCTGCAGATCAAGGCGCGAGACAACTCCAATGAATTTCTCGTCTCTGTCAGTAAGCTGTTGAATGTCAGGCATCAGCGTCCTTGATATACAACTTGCCGAGTTTGCATTTCCTGACGTGCAACCTTGTCGATCTCGTCGGTCAAAGCTGATTCACCAAGCAACATCAGCTCGTTGCCAAGGTCGTTCTTGCCGTCAACCTTCAGCATCATTCCAGCCGAGCGAAGAGCGACAATGTTCTGGAATCGGTACTGGATAGAAGTCGGATTTCCTTGCGAAAAATCAGTCGGAGCAACTCGGTATTCCACCCAGACAAATGGAAGCTGATCTCCGATAACGATTCCGCCCTCATCAAACGAAAACCCAAGCAAGCGTTGCTTCCAAGCCACTTCAGGATTCACCGAGTATACAGCCAAAACCTCACCAATGATGTTGGAACGCAGTCCGTCGTTGTTGGTGGACGTTTCGCTGATCTTGCGAATGAACGGGTCAAGCCGTCCCCAGACAGTCGAGACGCTTGGAGGAACGCTTCCTGACGTGTAATCAATGCACTGGTAGTAGTTCTGATCTTCAGCCCACAAGACAATTTGACCAAGCGTATAGCTGGTTGACTCGCTCCAAGTGCCTGCGGAAACGCCAGCGTAATCAGGCAATGCCTCGGACCAATTCAGCGTGTAAACCTGACCGTTTGGACCGTTTTGAGTCGGCGTGATGTTGGTCGTGTTGTCCTTGACACACTGGTAATACTTTTGCTCAGTCGGATAGTAGCAAACAATTCCAACGTTGTACTGCTGCGCTGAATCGTAATCCTTGGCAAAGAATTCCTGGCTAACCAGCTTGAAATCGCCCCAGTCGTAAGCTTCCCAAGCCTGACGTAAAGCCATCCCGATGTACGTCGAGAACGCGGACGCTTCCTCGGTCGTCGGAGGATACACGCGCCCGGTAAGTTCGCAGGCTTGGCGAACAACGTAATCGTAGGCTACAACTTTCATTTTGGCAGCGTATACCAGCCTTCAGGAATTGTTACCTTGTTGTTGGACCGGACAAGCTTCCCGCTGTCGTCCTTGACCCACACCCGAGACTTGACCGAATCAGCTAGGCGCATTGGTTCGCCCGCTGGTACGTAAACCACCCTTGTCGTCCCGCATCCCGTCATCAGGCAAGCGAGCGCGAAGCTGATCAGCAAGCTCAGGATCTCGTTTCGCATCAATGGAAGTAATGTCTTGTCTGGCCAGACCAGTCAGCCATTCAAGGATCGCTTTGACGAGTGGACCGATCCATGTCACTTGGATTCGGGGGTGCTGGCGTCCTTGGCGGCAATCAAACCAATTCCGATAGTGATCGCGGCAATGGTTGCGCCAATGTCAATGTTGGTCGTCGGATCGCCGTCAAACTGGGCCTTGAGAGCGGCACCAATAGCGACAAGGATGGCTCCGATTCCGGCAATGGTAGTCTTGTAGTTTTTCATAAATTCATTGTTTGCGGAACATCCGATAGAGCGTGACAAGCCCGATGATCAGACCAACGAAAAGAGAAGCGAGACGAATCCACTCCTCGATTTGTGGGATCATGGAGACGACAGCACCGGAAAGCGAGAACATCGCCCCAGCCGCTGCCTCGGCGTGATTGTGTTGAGGGTTCATCTCGCTTTGACCGTTCATGGTTACTCGGATTTCTTGGACTGCTCGTTGATCTGTTTGGTGAGATCAGTGACAAGCGGAAGTGCTTTTTCAGCGACATTCAAACCGCCTGCCTTGACCGCGAGATCAATGATTGCAACAAGATTTCCAGCCTGCTCTTTGGTGAGCGTCCAGGTGTATTGTTCCATGTTTATTCGTTTCCAGTAGGATAGTTCGGATCAAACCCAAGTTCAGCGTCAATGGCTTCCTTGAGCGCAGGATCGGCGTTCGTGTATATGATCAATCCGTACTGAATACGAACGGCAGAACGCTGGGAAGCATACGAATTGAGCGCAGCAACAAGCGCACTGGTGGCGTACTGTTCTGGCGTAATCTTGTCAGCGTCATCCTTTCTTTTGTTGGCCAGATTGGTGACGTATTCCAAGCCCTTCTGCTGGGCGTCAGTAAGAGTTAGCGAGATGTCCATAAATCAAAATCAGTTCAACACAACAAAGTTCACGCGAGTTTCAGCCGTAGCCGCAGCATTTGCATTCAACGTAAACGAGCCAGCGGCAGCCACTGCGTTAACAATTTTCATGGTGGTGTCGTTGGTTCCAACCGTAGCAACAATGATGCTGTTTGCGGTAACAAACGAATTAGTGACAACCAGAGAAGTAGCAGCAGCAGCGAAGTTAACAGTTCCAGACTGCTTGTTGATTGTTTGTGCTCCGGTGGTGCCTGCGGCAGTGACTGTTTTTGGAATCTGAACATCGGCAGCAGTACCGATAGTCATTGCAACAACGCCTCCCGCAATGAAGTTAACCGAACGGGCAATACCAGTACCAGCCGCCTTTGATCCAATCGTCAGCGCGTTTGCGGTTGTCGCCCAATCAAACACTCCGCGCTCATAATTGCTTGCGTCGGTATATGTGTTGTAAACGCGAAAGGATTGAGCCGTTGTTCCGTTTCTTTGGGCAAGCGTAGCCGCCGCATCACGCAGCAAAATCAGATCCTTGGTGCCGCTTGACGCAGTCGTCGATGACCACTGGTAACCGCCGCCACTAGCGACAGAAAAAAGTCCTGCATTATCCACTCGGGCAAGTTCAGTTCCTCCGACAGCCCATGTAAGACTGTTTCCTCCGTTGTTGAGAATTCCAGTTCCATATCCAAACTGAGATCCAACGGAATTGTCTAGAAACAGATAAGGGTTGGCTCCGTTTCCAAGGATCTTGCCTGTCTTGACGATGGACAGCTTGCTTGATCCGCCAACCTGCCAGTCTTGAAGAAGCGACGCAGCGTTGCTTGCCGTGTCCGTGATACTAATCAGTTTTCCAGTGAACGTGATAGCAGCGTTGTTCCACGTCTGGCTAATCGTCGCTGGACTGGATGCCGTGATGGTTCCAAACGTGTTTCCAGCAGTCACCAAGTCTGCAATCGTCACTTTCTTGGTCGTGGAAGCAGATCCCTGCCAAACAGGGGCGACATCAGTGCCTGGAACAACCGATGCGGCCGCCAACGCCGTCAGACCATTAATCGTTGAATCAGCCATAGCTTAAGAGAGTTTGATCCTTCCAGAACCAGTTCCAATGTCGGTAGTCGAAATCACAAGAAAGTCTACGGAAGTACTTCCCCACAAAAGGTACGAAAACGCTGAAACCGCACTGGTAACAACTCGGTCCAAACCAAATGCCAACGTGTACGTTACAGCAAGCGGGCCCATAAACCTTAGACCTGAGAAGAACGTCGGTAGTACGTAATGAATGATCCGCTGGACGCTGCAACGCTTGCAAACGCTCCAGGAATATATGTTCCAGCTTTGTAAGTGGCAGAGGTGCTGAAGTTTGTGATGTTGCTGGTAACCGCGCTGAACACGCAGTCAGTCACACACAACACCCCTTGGAATGCACCAGTTACGGCCGCAGTGCTGGTATTCATTACGCCTCCGTATTCGCCGCTAGATCCGCGTACAGCTCCAACATTCATAGGTCAAATTGCTCCGTAATTCTTGCTGAACTTTGTGGGGCTGGAATACCCAATTTGCAAGCGAGTTCCACCGCATTTCACTCGAACTTCGGGGTTGTCTCGCTCCACTTCCTTCAGAAAACCATTGTCTCGCCAGCAGCCATATCCGTATTTCGCTCCCCAGTGATGATAGAGCGTCGGGTCAACACGCATTCGCAACCGGCCAATTCCATCAATCGACTTGTGATCACGACTGTGCGTGTCTTGCGCGATCCGCTTGTGATGTATTCCAGACTTAACCAGTTCCCGCTGGTACCCGTTTTTCAGCTCCTCAAGTACCGCCTTCTTCAAATGCGAAGGAATAGCTTCAGCAATGCTGGCAATGATTTGGCTGTGTTGAGACATATCAAAAAGGCGGGTTCAGCCTGTAAGCCAAACCCGCCCTTGCAAGTACAAACTTACGACGTGGCGTTGAACATGCCAAAGCCGTTAGGATTCTTCACAACCAGACCAGCAATAGCCTGAACAAGGCGAGCAGGGCCGCCACCAGCGTCAGGCAGTTCCTTGACCTCAGGAAGCTTGGAATAGCGGATTTCAGCCATATCCATGGGAATGACGTAACCCTTGTAAGCCTGAGCCGAAAGAGCACCGGCGTTGTTGCCACCAATGAACACATCCGGGTGGAGAACAAGGCGGCCAAAGTCACCCTCGAAAATGTCGATGGAAGACTTGTAGGTATCGGACGCCAGTTCCTTGTTGAACGTGCGAACAGAGGTCGCTGCAATAGTGTTAGTGTTGCCGGTGGTGGTGGTAGCGGACGCACTCAGGTTGGAGAACGCACGCTTAAGGGTCGTGCCGCAAATCACGTCGTAATCGCGGAACACGCCAGTCGCTCCATAGATGGCAGTCAACACGGCCTGCACAGTGGTCTCAGTCAGAGACGCAGTGGCAGTGGTATCAACAGCACCGGAAGCGGGAGCAAACGTGCTGGTAGGCTGACCAACAGACGAGCCAGTGGTCGTGAGCCAGTTTCCAAGCGAACCAGTCAGGTAAGCGTTGGTACCGTTGTCAACCACAGCAGCCTGGTTCGTGCAAAGGAAGGTGGCTTCCATGTCACGCTTGAGCTGGATCAGGTTCTTGCTGATACCGTTGGCAACTTCATCAGTGACGCCGGCGACATTCTGGGTCTGAGCGATGAAGCCGATGCGGAGGGTACGGCGGAACGCCTGAGCGTAGTTAGAGAACCGCGCACGATTGGCAACCGGGTTGGTAGCCGAGGCGACAGTCACGTCGGTGCCGTCAACAACGCCAGTGAGCTGGGGCGCGGCGTAGTTATCAACCTGCCAAGAGAACGTCATGTTCCCGAGATCCTTGCCCTTGGGGGCCATGGACACAAACGGTGTAGACTTCTGGTCAACGATTGCGATGTAGTCGGCAAGTTCCTCACGGATACCCACCTGGGAGGGCTGGAGCAGTGGCATATTAGTATTTCAGTTTATAAAAGACTACGCTTCAGGAGTTCGGCTAATTCAGATTGTCCACCAGTTTTGAAAAAGCGAGATTTCGCAACAGCAGTGTCTTGCTCTGACTTTTCAACCCGTCGTGGCGAGGTGGTTGTTATTCCGGGCTGCTTTTGGGCAAGTTTCGGCAATGGCTTGGAAGTCTTTGACTTTTTGGATTCAGATTCCTTGGCCAACCGCAGCTTGCGCCCTTCAACGAAGTCACCAATCAGCACTTGGTACTCAGGCATGTTGGCAATCTGAGGCATGGACCTCAAAACCTCCTGCGCCTGCGTATATTCGACAGCAGCACGATCTTTCCACCAAGGGTAGATCTGTTCTGCAATCGGCTTGAGCTGTTTGTACTGGTTCAAGAACTGAGCACGTCGCGGGATTTGGACTTCCAGTGCATCTTCAACCTTGCGGCGAATAGACTTAATGTCTTCCCGTGAATACTCCTGTCCATTGAGTTCAGTGCCGTCTTGGTTGTCTTCGCACCAACGCTTGAGTTCCCTGGCCTTCTGCCATTCCTCGGTCAGTTTCGATTCTTCCCACACTTCACTAAACGGATTTGCCGGGTCAGCCTGTACAACCTGCTTGGGCTGTTTCGACAACTCCTCCAGCTTGGCCTTTGCTTCGTTGAGTTCACGTTCAAGCGTTTCAGCACGTTCAGACGCCTCTTTCCGAGCACGTGTCAACTTGTCGATTCGCTTTTGAACGCCTTTAGGCTCTTCGTCAGCATCGTCCTGCTTTTGCGTTTCTGCTTCTTCATCCTGTGAATGAACATCCTCAGAAGACTCGTCCTGAGATTCAGCTTGTTGATCGGGCTGATCCGATTCGACACTTTCAGGAGCTTCCGCAACAGCGGCTTCCTCAGTTGTATCGGACTGCTTTTCGGTTTCCTGTGACTTCTGAAGCATTTTTGAGATTGCATCAGACAACTCTGCCTCACCGAAATTGACAGAATTGATGGTCGGTTCCGTGTTTTGAGAGGGTGACGCTTCCCCGGTACTAATAGATGTAGCCATGCAGTTTTAACCCAGCAAGACGGGTATATGAGCCATAGTTTGAAGTCCAAACTAAGAAAGACTTTGATCTTAGGTGGGTTCCTCGCCCGCTTCTGTCAAATTATTTTTTGCATCATAGGATTCTATGGCAAACAAAAGGTCTTCCAAAGAAGCGCATCGTCCGCAGTTGTAAGCACGGTCTTCAGCACTCAAATTTGGAGAAAAAGCAGCCTGCTTGTTGATCTCCAAATGATGAAGAGCAACCTGCATGAAAGCCTTGTATACAGGTTCCATCCCATTGGATGACGTAAACGCTTCCTTCAGCTTTTCTTCGTTAAGTTTCATCACTTGTTGGGGTCAACACCGAGTCTTCCAGTCACTGCATTCTGTTGTTGCTGGACGCTGAATTGCAGGTTTTGGACGTATTTCTGCATGTTCTGCTGGAACGTCTGGTCCTGCTGCGCCTGCTGAATGTACTTCGGATTGCTCTGCAAAATCTGCTGAGTGAACTGCAATCGAGTGGCAGCAGCCGGATCGTTCTCTCGCAACTTGGGCGGATTACCCAATGCAATCAGGGCCATGTCATTGTTTGTCTCATCAAACATTTTCTGACTTGCAGGGCCAGAAGGCATCACAAGCTCCTGGGCAAGCGTCGGATCAATGGCCCGCATGAGCATTGCCACCAACTTCGCATGGTCCACAACACCAGCCGAATCCAGAGGCAACACCAACTGAGCAATGCTCTTCAACTTCTCAGTCACCAGATCCGTACTCAGCTCGCGCACGTCAAACCTGAGAGTCACATCAAACTCAGTGTCATCCCCCACGACGCTAAGCTGTCCACGGGTGATCCGGGTGATCTCTTCCGGTCCCATGTACTGCAAAGTGATCGACATGACCTGACGGAACGCCTCAGTCCAGCCATGAAGCCAGTTGTTTACGTTGCGCTGTTGGCGGGCTTGTGTAAGCGCAGGAGGAACCTTTTCAGTCGGTCTTCCAAAGTACCTATCCGTTTGGGCTTCAATCTCTTTGATAAGTGTAAATGCCACATTCGGATCGCGAGCAGGAGGCTGCATCCAGCTAATCTCGCCGGGTCGCAGCACAGGAATCTGAACAGCCGGACCCAACTTCAAGTTTCCACCGCGAGTCTTCGGAACCTGCAACGGTGGCAGAGTGGAAATCGACGTGTAGTCCTGGATCGAATCCCGCTGCGCCTTGACCTCGTTCTGCCAAGTCGAGCAAATGTCAGGAACACCACGGCTTTCCGTAATCTTCCGGTGAATCATCTCAGCCCGCCAAACTACAAACGGGTATTGCCCGTGATTGTATTCCAACAGCTCAAACTTGCCCCACTTGTCGCCAACCTGAGGGCTGAATACCGTGCAATACACACCCGGAACACCATCCTCATCAATGGCCTTCTGGTAGGCGTAGCAAACCTCAATCAGGTGCTGACGGTTGAGCAAAGCATTATTGGTCAAGCCAATCGTGTACGTGTAGTCTGAGTAGTTGGAAAACCGGCCCATCGCATTGATGGCTTCCTGCGCCCATTCCTCGTCCCACTCTTCCGTTGCAACCTTCTGACGGACCTCAATCTCGGTCATGTATACACGCCGGAAAACTACTCGCGCACTCTGCACATCCGTTGTTTCAGGCGGAAACGCCAGCTCGTCCCAAGGACACAACGCAGCAATCTGGGGCGTATTTTTGCTCACATACGGCACCGGAAACTCACATTCCCCTTCGCGCCGCAAATCCTTCACAGCCCTCAGCGCACGTCGCTTCTTCAAGTGAGGAAACGATCCAATCAACAACTCCGCAACCTGATCGTCTGCATCCGGGTTCTGAATCAGGTTTGGCAGGTCCGCCAAAATGCTTCCAGGATGACTCTGCTGGGCCATCTGGATGATCTGGTTCATTGAGACATGCTGCTCCTTTTGGGAAATCTCCTGCTGCCAAGTCACATGGCATCCGGCCCAGCCATACGTCCAGAGATACTGGGAAATCAGCTCCACCTCACGCGTCAGACCATAGTACATCTTCTGCGACATCACGAAGTCCATCAGGCTGTGCATCGTGACTGCATTGTCCATCGTCCCCACGTTTACTGGAGCAACGTGAATCATGGACCGCCAGAACGCCGTCGTGGACAGGTCCACCATGTTGTTGATCACTTCGTCCGCCAACGGGATCCGAGTGTCACTGGCTCCATCCCAAGGGAACGCAGGCTTGTTCGGCCCGTTCTCATTCCACTTCTTTCCGTCCTCACTCTGGCCAGTCCACCGGCAGTACCTCGTATTCTCAACACGCTGGACCCGTGATCCAATTCCGTAATCAGTCGCTGCACGTCGCAATTCCTCAATCAACGCGCCAATCTCAGGTTCCGGTCCAACACGCGACATCGCATCGTTCGCATGGTCAAGATCACGCCGCTGAAACGACGCAACGCTCTTGAAATTCTGCATGTCAGGCATCTCTTCCATGTTGATCCTTCTTAATAAGTACCGCCGCCAATGGTATCAAAGCCACCAGCTCCGATATGCTCCAGCTTGGACGCCAACAACATGCCAAGACAATCAATGGCATCCTTTGTCGCACCCTTTTGGCCATCCTTTCCGGTATGCTCAGAAAGGCAATAAATTAGGTTGTGGCAGTCCTTAGAAATATACAGCTTAGGCTCGTTCAACATGCTCACAGGCTTCGTTGAGTCATAGCTTAATTCTGAATTAATCGTCGCTGTCCTCTGGTCTACTGGAACTCCAGGCGCAGGCACAAACGCCATTCCTTCATCTTCATCCGTTGAAATAGCCAACAGATCAATCAACGTCGTCCCTCCCTCTGCACTAATCGTAGGACTTCCACCTGCCCGGGGATCAATCAGCCGCATGATCGGTTCACAACGCCCAATCTCAGTCTCAATCTGTCGGAACAGCTCCCGATACTCAGAAATCGAACGCCCTGCACTCAATGTCTGCGCTGGACCAGGTTTGCCATCCGCTTTTTCACTCGGCAAAGCCCACTCTCCATACCCCGCAAAATCAGGAAATTCCCTGACCACAACCTTCTTCCCATCCTCGTACACCACCATCCACAAACAATACCAGTTACGCGCACCAGCCGGGTCACACACCATGTAAAGTGTTCCACCATCAGCCATCTTGCTCACGTCCACACAGTGAGTCTCAGGCCGAAATCTCGCAAACGCCTTTCCCACATTGTCCGTCGCCCAGCCATACGCCCGAGTCAAAACCTGCCCCATCGGAGCACCCACCAACTTCGACTTCATCTCGTCCCAAGGATTGTACGGATTGTCCTCTGAAAAAAAGAACACCGTCTTCCTGCCCAATTCCTTGCGCTCCATAACCCTCGGAGCTTTTCCAGTCGGCCACCCAACCACCCCTGACTTGCCTTCCAACAACTGCCCTGGCGCCCACTCCAATACAGCCGCGCCAGCTACAAATTCCTTGTATATCGACGCCACTCCTTCCAATGGAGTCTGAGTCACCAAAAACTTGCCTCTTCGTGTAACCAAACGGTACCTCAACGTGTCCACCCAGCTCTGAGGTACCAACTCGTCACACCAAATCAAGTCAGCTTCACGCCCTTCAATCGTGTTTTCACTCTGCGTGTAATTGAGAAAGTCACACCGTGAACCATTCGGCAAAATGAACGACCCGTCCGTAAACCCGTTCTTCCGAGAATAGTTCAGGTAGTGAATCTTGCCCTTCTTCGTCGCCCTCAACGCCACAGGCAAGTAGTTGTAAATCGCTGGCTGCTGCACAGTTACGCTAGTCGCATTGCTCGTATGGCAGCACAACACGTTCTTGTTCTCACCACTTAAGAGCGTCTCAACAACCTTCCTGGCCGCATATAACGTCTTGCCCGCACGATTTCCACCAGACACCAACATCTCAGACGTGTCCGGCAAATACTTGTTTGCCACCTCCCAGTGATCCGGGATGTACCCAAAACTGTACGGATCTCCCTTCTCCAACAAACACAACCGGATCCGCTTTTCCCTCAAAGCAGCCGCGTTCGGCAACTTGTGGTCAACCCGAGGTATAACCGGATGCTCAGGCTGATCCGACCACCACTTCAGCTGACACGGAGCACCGCAAAAAACACCACGCTCACGCTGCGCTTCAAACGACTTGCAACAAGTTGGACAAACCCTTGAATACAAGTCATTTATGGAAATTTTTTGGTTTAGGGAACTCATCGCCCCTTGGCCGCCATCCAGCTTGCCAACCCCCTCCCCCCCTGCCGCAGTGTCTAGTGTCATAGTGTCATAGGACAGTTGGCCGCGATTGAATATAACCAATGTTGTGCGTCACGCTTCCGAGCCGTCCGCGTCCACAACCTGGGCCTGCTTTGCGCCTTTCAGCTCGTCCAGGAACTCCCTGTGATTGATAGTCTGATGAACGTTAACGCTAAAGCTGGTTGGCTGACCCTTCATGAGAGAAAGTTTATCCGAAGTTATCGCGAGGCTCAATGGAAGTTGATGCGGTGCAATCTCATCTATTGCGCTTGTAGCCAGCCGTTTAGTGCCTTTCCATAGGGCAATTTCAAAAAAACTAATGACTTGCGTTCGCCACTGCTCTTCTGTTTCCGGGTAATCTAGCGGAACAGATACGCCGTGAATGTATTTGAGTGCAGCTTCCCTTTTAATTCCTGCTTGTTCCGCGATCTTTTCTAGCGGCTCGCATAGGAGAACCCCTTCGACAACAGAGTCAGCTTTTTCCTGCGTTAGAAGAGAATTGTGATGTTGTCCAGCTATGGGCCGTCGATAGCCCATTTCGTTAGCTTTAGCCTGGATCTTTTCGCACTCGTCTTTTGTTAGCCTGGCGTCGTTAGTGAGTCCCCAAGCCGCCCGGTTCCGATCAATGTCCAGGGCTTTCGCGATTGCATTAATCGACACCGCACGTTTTGGCGCGCCCATACGCCTAATTCTTTATCTCCACGCCTGCGAGCTGGAACGGAAAGTCTCCCCAATGTTTCAATGGAGTCCGAGGCTCAAAAGCAAGTTGTTCCGCGCCACAAGCAGCTAGTCGGTAAGAAGCTGCGTAGTCCTCCGACAGGTATTCCAGTCGATCACGCACTTCCGCAGCAAACGGCATCCAGAGAGTGGGAATCTGTCCGCCCGTGAGCGTGTCCTCGCACCATTGCACGCCAACCGGCAGGGCAGTCTCTTCTTTACTCAACTCCTCGAGACAGTCTTCCAACAGTCCCCGTGGGATTGCGACGCAACCGGAAGCAAACAGTGTAATTGGCGTTAGCCTAGGATCATCCTCTAGCGGCTTCGCGCCTACCTTCACGCGCAGGGCAGGTTTTGGCGGAAGTGACCGACAACTGTATGGAATGCAAACGACTGCCTGGCGAGCATGAGCTATCCTAGCCAGTTCCAAAATGTCATCCGGCTGAAACTCGATGTCATGATCAATCTGGATCCACACGTCCGCGCCCGAGTCTAGGAACCATTTTGTGGCCCGGCATCGCGAGCGTGAGATAAGCGCATCTTCGCGCACAAGCCGCATGTCCCCTTTCCAGTCCGTGTTTTTCGCCAGCTCCGTCGTTAGCCCTACCCAAGACATCAGCGACAACGGATGCACGTCCCCGTACCCGTACAAGGTAAGGTGAAGCGTTGGGTTTGACCGCTGAGCTGGCAAGTGTTCCACGTGGAACAATCACTCGGAACTCTTCCAGAATCGCAAGCAAAAAATGCTAATTCTCCAACTGCTAATTTCATCCAGACTAGTGACAACAGGGTGGAACACTAACGTGCACTTCCTTGTGCTCTAGCCCCATTGCCCGCACGCGCAGCAGCCGGTCGCCTCCCCGAAAAGCGATCCGGCAGGGCCTTAGCCCGTGCGGGGGGAGATAACATCTCCCGCGAACGCAGTGAGCCTGGGGGGACCCCTGTCCCAAGGAGCGTAGCGACTCGGAAACAAGCGTAGTAAGTGGCTGGTTGTAAACACAATCCACCTTTGTTCCCCGGTGGACCCGCAGGGGCTAGATAGTATCTCTCTTTTTTACTGACTCGGCTCGCTTTGGGGGCGGCCTTTTGTAAAACGAGTTGACTTCCACTGCTTACGCTCTCCGAGCTAACGTGCCGCTAGTCGCAGCACTAGCAGTTCCGCGCTGTGCGCGGATTTTAAGCCAACGAACTTCAAAAAAGCAAGCCCTTTCTTCCGACAATCTTCAGCCATTCTCGCGTTCATACATCCACACCCAGGAGATTGACTGGAAGTCCCTCACCAGTTTCCCCCCGCGCACAAACAATCTTTCGCTCGCAACCGGTTCATTCCCAGCAAGTTGCTTGTTGTGTCTCCACTGTTTGATAAAAAATGATATACACCCGTTCGCAGGCGTGGCAAATTTTCCCTGTCGAAAGCGAAACACCTAACACAAATCCCATAAACCCATGAAAAACCTAATCGCAATCCAGATTCAATCACCCACAACCGTTGCCAGCCATTTGGGCGAAGGTCTGGAAAAGTATCACCCGTTTGAGTGCCAATGGTGGGTTGGAACACCCACCGAGCTTTATCCCGCCCGGTTTCGCCCGAATACGCACAAATTGATAACGGCTCCCGTGCGGTTTTGTGGCAGTGGTGGGTGGATCCACCACTCCAAGCGACCAACAGCGCCGACCGTTCGCGAGCGGGCTGGTTGGAGTGAAGCCAGCGAGGTTTCCGGCTACTTCGTCGCCACCTACCGCAGAGGAAACCCTGCATGGGCCAAGATGGCCTACAAGCAGTTTAGGTTTTCGTGGATGCGTCCCCTTCCCCTCCCTTGACCCACGCCCTGTCGCAGCGGGGCGAATTCAGGAGAGAAACCAAACCAATCAACAAACAACAACCTATGCAAGCTATCCAAACCAAGTATTTGCCCGCCTCGCGATACATGCGCTCCCGCATCAAAGCCGTATGCGACCGTGGAAGCATCACGATTTCCTATCCCCACGAGCTGTCCGGTGATGAGGTTCACCGCCAAGCTGTCCGCGCTCTCGTGGCCAAATTCATTTCCGAGGATGAGAAAGAGCACAGCACGCCCGCTTCCCGAAACCTTTGGGGAAGCGCATTTGTGTCAGGCGCGCTTGCGGATGGATCGATGGCTCACGTTTTCGTTTCCTGATTTCCAATCCAACTACAATTCATTCCATTTTCCCCCCTTATGACAAAATCCCAAGAAATCGAAATCCTGAAAGAGACCATTGTGAAGCTAGGAACCGACTCCTATTGCGGACCCTGGCTCATTGGCCAACTGGGAGCGATTGAATCGGCCATGAGTTCTGACTATTCACCCGCCTGCTATGCATTGAGCCCAAGTGAAGCGTTGAAGGAGTCAATGCGGCTCATCCAAGAGGCGAAGGCAGACGCTGCGAAGATTCGCGCCGATTCAGTCGCCGATGGGGATAGGGAGCGAAAGGAAGCCAGGGAATGGCGCGACGTTGTGCGTGCTCAGGTTCGCGCTTCGTTTGAGTCTATCTTGTCGAAGATTTAAGCCTTTCTCCTTTGACCACTGCCTTCCGGAGCTTCGACTTCGGGATGCCCTGTCAGCGGAAAAGCAAAAAAAACAACAACCAAACACATGAACCCATACAGAAAAGAATTCCTGAAAGCTTATTCGGCTGTGCGATATGCCCAGCGTCAAAACGATTGCCGTAGATTCCGCAGCGGCTTGGAGTCTGTGGCCAACGATTGCCACATTGCCAAGACTTGGGAATCGGGTTGGGATCGTGCCTTGTCTGGGAAATTCCCGGGATACATGCAGCGTGCAAAAGCCCTTGGGCATATCCGAGTTGGATTTTATCCGCTGGAATTGATTAACCTTCCATGACCACTGACCCCATGAAACCCATCTTGCTCTCCCTAGCCCTATTCGCTTCCGTCCGCTGCATCCAGGCTGCTCTTCCTGCCTCCGAGGCCAATCGAATTGCCGACGCCATCTTCCGGGTTGAAGGCGGTCACAAGACACGTCACCCATACGGCATCCTTAGCGTTCAGACTTCCAATCCTCGAAAGGTCTGCCTGAACACGATTCAGCACACCCACAACCGTTGGCTAAAAGCAGGCAAGCCTAGTCCATTCCTCATCTATCTGTCTGATAGGTACTGCCCACCCTCAGCCGATTCCGTTGGAAATCGGAACTGGCGTCGAAACATCACCCTATTGCTCAAATGAAATCACCAAAAAAAACACCCTGTGTCTGTGACCTAGCTTCGTTTTACCAACTGACTGTCGAAGACTGCCGCCCACCTTGCCATGAGTTTACCACTGCCACTGACAATAAGTGGAGCCCGTTCTGCATGAGGTGCGAGCATGTTGAACAGTGTCACCAACCCACTGATTCAAATGACAACGATGAACGCTAACGACTTGCTTCCTCGGCTAGAAACGGGAGTCCGCCGTCTTACTGAAGCCAATCTTGACCAAGCCCAAACCCTAAACGGTGTCGGCTGGAGCAAGGTTCACCAAGCAATCGGCCAGGATTTGTGCCGTTCAATCGGAACCTGGGGTTCTGCTCAAGTCCTAAAAGCGTGGGAATACTGCTCCAGGTATCGGATCACACAGCTCAAGGACCTTGGAATTCCCCATTACAACGATCCCCAGGGAGATATTCTGGAGCGACAGTTGAGGGAGCAGGAAGCTGCCAAAGTCCAAAACGATCCGAATCTTGGGCTAGATTGGTCTGCTCCGAAGCAAGTCGAAACCCATAGCGGTCCTAAGTCTCTGGAAGTCGCTACAGTTCCTGAGGGCCATCCTTTTTGGAGCGTTTACAAGTCACACAAGTCGAAACTTGCCGAAAACGGAATCACAGTCGGAAAGTGTTCCGAGACCTGTCGCTGGATTGCAAAACGCTGGACTGCTCTGAATCCAACAGATTGCCAAAAGCCAGTTCAAACCGATTCCAATGGCGTTTCAGACCCTGAAATTGATTCAAAAGGATTGCTCCCTTGGCAAACGCTGTCCACAAGTCGCATCGTTGGCTCAATTCGACGTCACAAAGTCTGCCTGGATGCAAGTGAAGTCGGAACTGGCAAAACGTACAAAGCCTGTAAGGCGATTCAGATCCTTGGAATTCCGGCTCTAGTAATTTGTCCACTTGCAGTAATTCCCTCTTGGAGAAAAGCAGCGTCTCATTTCGGTATCCGGTTGGATTGCATCAACTACGAGCTGGTTAGACGTGGTACAACTCAGTGGGGAAGGTGGATCACTGATTCCCGAGGCAAAAAGCAGTGGGTTTGGACAATACCAGACGGAACCTTGCTTGTTTTTGACGAAGTCCATCGTTGCAAAGGCAACTCAAGCCAGAATTCCAAGCTATTAATAGAAGCCAAACGAGCAAACATCCCGCTTTTGTTGCTATCAGCCACTGCGGCGACAAGCCCAGTTGAGATGAAAGCTATCGGTTTTGCCCTTGGGCTGTTCAGAAACCCCTCGGAACACTGGCAATGGTCAAAAAATCACGGTTGCAAGGAAGGTCGGTTCGGAGGATTAGAATTCCGAGGCAATCCGGACAACCTAGCTCAGATTTCCAGAGAGATCTTCCGCTCAAAAGGCACTCGAATCAGGGTCAAGGAGCTGGGAAGCGCATTTCCTGAGACCCATATCGAGACCAAACTCATCCCAGTCGGCCTGAAAGCGACCAAGGAAATCAGCCAGGCTTACAAAGAGGCTCAAGAGGTCATTAAACGAGTCAAAGAGAAGGAGAAAACCGACGCTGACAGCCCATTGGTGGCTCTTTTGAGGGCTAGACAGTTGTCAGAAGCAGCCAAAATTCCTGCAATCGTGGAAATGGTGGATGACGCAGTCGAACAAGGCATGTCAGTCGCTGTTTTTTGCTGTTTCAGGGAGACAATCCAGGCTTTGAACGACGCTCTGAAAACCACCGTGAGTTGTATCGGAAGAATTGAAGGTGGTCAGACACCGTTTGAACGACAGCAAGCAATTGAAGAGTTCCAAGCTGACCGTAGTGCGTTGATCCTGTGCAATATTCAAGCAGGTGGAGTCGGTGTTAGCCTTCATTGCGTCAAGGATCGGCCCAGGCTGGCTCTAGTTTCCCCAAGTTACTCGGCCATTGAGCTTGTCCAAACTTTGGGCCGTGTTCACAGAGCCGGCGGGAAGAACTCCATCCAGAAAATCCTGTACGCCGACGGCACAATTGAGGCTCAAGTGGCCAATGCGTTAGAGAAAAAGCTAAAAAACTTGCAAGCCTTGAACGATTCAGATCTCTTGTCTCCGCTGCGATGAAAAAGCCAAATCCAAACTGCCAACGCCCGCCGCGTCGTCGAAGGAAAGGACGTGGAATGAAAATCATGAGACGCTTCATTCGCTGGAGTTGGTTCCGCTGCTTTTTGTCGGAATTCCGATGGTACCGTCGGATCGCAGGCGGTCGATGGGAGCGTTGGCATGTGGATTTTCCGGTATGTTCTTGCCTATGGATGGACGTGCCTATCAACGAACCTATGGATTACCGAGAACCACTTTGGCGTGGAACGTGTCATCGGGAGGTATGGCCGTGATAACCCCCGACACCATCATCACCGTAGCCCTAGCCTCCGTCCCGCTGTCGTGAACTATGAGTGACACACAACACAAACACAAAGGCGTCAGCACAACATTCAAGCATGACGAGACCGCTCCTGGCTACGACCTAAGAGGGTTTTCCACTGACGAGTTCAACCTGAAGTACAAGCAGTGGCTGCGTCGTCGCGGGTTGCATGAGGAAGCTGACTACATTGAGCGAAAATCGGCTCAGCAGCTTGCAAAGTACAACAAGCTAAAAGGAAAAGCATGAACTGCCCATACTTTCCTTCAGTGGAAGACATCAAAGCAGCTTACGGAGGAACAGTCACACGTCTTGGCAACAAGGTTTTGTGGAGTCCAAACAACCGTTCTTCATTCAAAATACAGCCAACGTGCTTAGGATTTACGCTGACTCCATTTTTTACACGCGCAGACGCCGACATTGAACCGTGGAACAAGCCAAAGGCACCTAAACAATGGTGGGAATGTGCAAACTGGGCGTACAAGGACCAAGCAATTGCGGACGAGTTTGGACTGGATCGGTCAACAGTTGGTCAAAGGCGCAGGAAAATTAATAAAGGAGAATAAATGAAAGTGCTTGTTGCTTGCGAATTCAGTGGAGTTGTTCAAAACGCTTTTTCAACGCGAGGTCACGACGCTTGGTCTGCTGATCTTCTTCCAAGTGAATCAAGTGGAAATCATATTCAGGGAGATTTGCTCAATTCAAATGGACAATGGCAGCTTGGATCCGATTGGGACTTGATAATTGCACACCCTCCTTGCACTCATTTGGCTGTCAGTGGAGCAAGGTGGTTTAAGCAAAAACAAATCGAGCAACAGTTAGCGATTTCTTTCTTTCTATCATGCTGCAATGCACCTGGAAAACGTGTGGCGGTTGAAAACCCAGTCTGCATCATGTCAAGGTTATACAGAAAACCTGATCAAATCATTCAACCTTGGCAATTTGGTCATGGAGAAACGAAGGCAACGTGTCTTTGGCTTAAAAACCTTCCAAAATTGACTCCTACAAATGTAGTTGAAGGAAGAGAGGCAAAAATTCACAAAATGCCACCTAGTCCAAATAGGTGGAAAGAGCGAAGTCGCACATACAAAGGAATTGCAGATGCCATGGCGTCCCAATGGGGTTAAAAAAATTTGACTCCGCAACACACGCTCCAGACAGTTTCACCGCTGTTTGGCGTTTTTGCTGTTTCCGAGCCATTCATCTCCAGCCAAGTAAAACAGCGTCAACTGGAGAACAGAAAACCCGCCCTGGCTGATAACCGGAGCGGGTTGTTTCGTTTCTTAACTAGTCACTTTGGACAGTATTTTTTGATTGGACCTGTCTCATCCACAAACAACTTGTGCTTGATCTCGGTAAAGCACTTTTTGGCAATCGTGTCAGTGGGTGCTCCTGCTTTTCTGATTCCTGAAACGTGTTCTAGGTAGGTCTTCCACTGTCCTCTTACGCTTGCTAGGTACACATCAGGCTCAAACGTGGATGCCTCAGGCTTTTTGATTCGCACGTTTGACTTTTCACCTTTGTCCACTCCTTCAGGTTCCTCACACGTTTCCCAAGCAAGACCGTTCACCGAGTGCCTGACCCACAGGGCCGTGGAATTCTGACCGTGATGATCAACAGCTTCAGCTCGTTTTCCACGCTTGAGCATTCGCAGCCTGAACCCGGCCTCGCCAACAGGCTCAAGATACACAACTGAACGCGACCAGTTCACCAGTTCAGACGAACCTGCGGCTAGGTACTGCAAATCTACAGCAGACTTGGTGGCGTCGTCTCGCCCAGGCTTTCGGACATGATGAACGACCATGCAACACACGCCAGTGGACTCGATCACAGGAGCAAGCCAGTTGCGAAGGAAAGTCGAAGCTGCTTTCTGGTCGGAAATGTCGTCACCAACAAATCCGAGCAACGGATCAATCCAGACAAGGTCTGGCTTGTGCTCGTCAATCAGACTTTGCATTCGAGAAACAAAATCAATGCCAGTGTGGACCGTATCCCTGATCCAGATCAGGTTTTCCCGCATTGTTTTTAGTGCCTCAAGATTCTTGAGCGCAGGGTTGGCCGAGATTGCACCTCGAAGTTGCTCTGCAAGGTCTCCGGCGTCATTCTCGCTTTGGATTATAAGCGATTTGAGAGGCTTGATCGGTTTTAGTCCGAATGGCGCGAGTCCTACGCTCCACCAGACGGCGAGCTGCATGGTCAACGTGGATTTCCCAACGCCGCTGGGTCCAATCAGCAAGCAGGAGCCGCCCCTGCAAAGCCAGCGACGACCGATGAGCGCATTGGGGTCGTTCTCGACGTCCGTCTCCATCAAATCAGTCAACCGGTAAAGCTGAGTGCCAGTGGAAGACTGAGCGGCTTTCCAAGCACTCCAGCTCTTGTGACCGACATTCAGTGCAAGAAGATCTTGGCACTTGATCCCACGCTTAATACCAGCAAGTCGGGCAAACCGAGATGGGTTTTTGTTTTTTGTGTCTGCCCCGTAGCTTTCAAAGGTTGCAAAAAGTTCTTTGACTCGTGTTCCGTATTCCAATCGATCCTTGGCATCAATTTTTACCCAGGCATGAAGCGACTTTCCGCCCGAGTAGACTACAGCGGTCGCAGGAATCTCGGTCTCTTTGATGATCCCCCACTGCTCTTCAAGCGACAAACCGTCAAACTCAAGCAGCGCGTGCCGGAACGCAGTGACATCGTTGTCTCCACATCCTCCCGGCTTCATTGGGTTGACCCGAATGAACACACCAGGGGCGTCTGATAGCTTCCAAATGTTGTTCGGATCCCCTCCCTTTTCTTCCAACTTATTCAGCCATTCCTCGCGTGATAGCACCAAACCCTGTCCTGCTGGAATCGACTTTTCCTCGTCGTTCAGGAACGCTTCCGAAATTGCAACGCCTTCCCCTTCTTTGAACGCAGCCTTAAGCAACTGCGCGCATCCGTTCTCGATTGCCGCAGGAACAGACCGTGGATCAATCGGCTTTAGATCAACGACCACCTTGCTGGATGGGAGGATAAACTTGGTCTCAGGCTGATAGTTCGGATGGAACTCTCGGTTGTCGTCAATCCTCCAGCCTCTGCGCTTGTCATGGATCTCTGGCTTTGAGAGAACCTCTGACATCTTGTGGTCAAGTTCGCGCTGAGTCCAAGGAGGGCTACAACGTGAATTCCATTCCCTAATCAGTGGATAAGCCTCGTTAATCTCAAGACCGAATCCCCACAGGATTTCACAGACAACGTACCAAGTATGGTTGTGTCCTCCTGATCCGCTAACTGCTCCCGGCACTGTCTCGATCCACTTTTGTGCTCTGTCTCGTATGGTCATTTTGGGGTTTTTTGATTGGTTCAAACTTTGCTAAAAATTCAGACTTCAACCGCACGAATGCCTCCATTTTGTCCGCGTCGTAGTATAGGATTCCCGGCACATCGCGCATCTCGGCAAGGCGGACTTTGACTTCGCCCATGACTCGGACCTCTTTCTTGTGGTTGAATTTAGAACGGTAGTTCATCGTGTGAATAGGACTCCTGAGTTTGATCTGTCGGTGATTTCCACTTGGGTCACATTGTCCAGTTTGAACAGGGTTTCCAGCATTCGAGAATGATTCTCAGAATTGCAAACCACGATTCCCAAGATGTCCTTGTCGTCAATCCGCACTTCCAGCTTCTTGCCCTGTTTTCCTTTGGCCCAGACTTTGACGGTGTGTCCTGAGCACAACGGAATGGACGTGACTGAAGTGGAGTTCACACGCCAGAGATCGTTACCGTGCAGCCCTGCGATTCTGGACCTGCTGCGTAAACCTTTGACTTGGTCACATACACAACAAGCGAGTCATCACGCCAAAGTCCAATGTCGGTCAGTGCGTCAAGAACGGCTTTCTCAAGGTTGTCTAGGTCTGGCTTCTTGGTAACCCACCTTTCAGCATCTGGCTTCAGCAGTCCGTTCTTTTTGTAATGCGATTGAGGACGTGGAAGACTGAAGTGCAATGCCACTGACACAGGCTCGTCAATAGTCTTTTGGTCCCACACTTTGAGCGCAGCATTACGCACTACAGTCTTCCAATCATTCGCAGTGCCTGGATCGTAAACTCCAGCTCGTCCACCACGGGAAAACGCTTTTGCACGCGGTTGAGCCTTTGGAACTCCGAGACACCAGAACGAAATTGGATTCATGAAAAAATCGCCCGGTCTGTTGTTACGCCGCCGAGCAGAGCGGTTCACCTAATCAGAATGCGCCAACGCTGTACTTCACGATGTTGTTCACCTTCATGTTCCCGCTTCCGTCACGCTTGGGAATTTCCTTCTGAACAACAGTCACGTTACACCCCTTGCCAATGACGTTGCGGTCGTCGATCTCGATTGCGTCACCCACCTTTCCTATCTCTGTGGCGACAACAAATTGGTTCAACTTCCACCCCATCGACTCGTGGAAAATGAGCGCATCCTGAATCAGAGTGCGTCCATCCACGCTCCAAGTCAGCGTGATCTTCTCAGAGCCTGATGTCTTCCCGTTCTGTTGAATCGACAACTCAGCCTTCACGACGTGCGCCGGGTACTCGCCAGCAGGCAACAGTTCGTTCAGTTCTTTGGGTTCTCCGACAGTCCATTTTGCCATATACTATTCTTTTTCTAGGTATGTGATGTTTGGTTTGGTTACGAGGAAATCGCTCAATTTGCTGTTCAATTCGGCTTTCACTTCCTTGGGCTTCATGCCGCGCCGTTCAGCGTAGACTTTTTCGAGCTTGGAAACCGACAGTTTGCAGCAAGACAGAAAGTCGTCACTGCTTAGGTCCACGGCTTCAAACGCACTCGAAATGTGTGCAGGATCAACTTCACGTCCTGCTGACTTCGACACAATCCGGTAGCCAGGAATCTCCATTCCAGACTTGGCTAGCTCGTTCGCTTTGCTCTTAACCGCGTCCGCCCAGATCGACACGGCATTGGCAATGTTCAAAGCGCGGGCGATATCAACAGGAGAAACGACTTCCAACTTCTCCAGCGGGACGACCGCGCACTCTTGGCCAACAGCGGTGACGTGACGCCTCAGGATCTCGCAGTACAGTTTCTTGGCGCACCAGTCGCAGTATTTGGATGCTCTGCATTCGGTGTATTCATCAGCTACTTGGTCCAAAATAAAATACACAATGCGCTCTGCTGATTCCCGAGAGAATTCCAGAACCTCGTAGATCATTCCGTCACCAAACAGCAGGTGAGCAGTGACACGATCAGATCCACGCTTCTGCATCAAACCAAGCGCGTAAGCTGCCATCTGTGCGCTGTAATTGAACTTGCGCCACTTCAGATCAAAGATCACGTCACCGCAGACAACGTCAGGAGTACCTTCCAGAACAACTCCGCCACCGCGTTTGATCTCAAGTCGCTGTTCGCTAATTAGATCGTGATCGTCTAACGGGGCCACTCGCCTGATGTAGTCATAAGCCCAGAAGACCGCGTCGCGTTCGTTGGAAGGCAGAAACTTGGCAAGTGACTCGTCGCCAGTCTTAAGAAGTGCCTCCAGTGCAGCGTGACGATCTGTGCCTGAAATCGTGGCGTCAGACGGTCCTGCGCTTGTCCACTTGGGAGATAGGCTCTGAGCAGGCAGACTGCTTGGCCGTGTAATGTATCTGTTCATTTTGATAAAAAAATACCGGCGGTTGAAACCCAGTAAATCCAGACCCCTGGACTCACAAAAACAACCGCCGGTTCACCAACACACGTTGGCTAAAGTTTACTGAACTCTGGAGATGTACGACTTCACAGCCGAAACAAACTCAGCAGGCTTGGACAAAATCTTGTCAGTCCGAATCGGAGCCAGCGTGCCGTCAGTGATTGACTCCTCAGATCCAATCCACTTCTTGGACCGCAAAAACTTCTCGGCAGAATCGTAGATTCCCTCCTGGACAAGCAGGTCAGTCAGAAGATCCAACTTGGAAGGAATGCCAGTCTGATCGACAACAACGGCCTCTTGGACTTCCACAGCAGCCGGTGCTGGAGCTACAACGGGTTCGGTCTTGGAAAGCAACGGAGCAGCCTTTGTGGGAGTATTGAAATCCTCAATCTCCTCCGGCGTGTATTGACCAGTGCAAACTTCAGGAGCCAGCATTCGGATCGCCTTTGAAATAAGACGAGCACGCAACATGTCAGCCGGGTTCTTGGCCCAACCGCTACCAGGCTTGGCAGGAGGATAGAGCCCAGCCTGCTTGGCGTCCTCCAGTGTATAGGCAAGTTCAATATCGTTGCCGTCGTAAGTCCAGCGAGCCTTGGCAGCAACAGCGTCAAACTGGAGCCACTTCACTCGTCCACCACGTTCACGGTAACCGGCAAGCATGGAGTCAGAGCGACGCGCAAGCTTTCCTCCAATTAGGTGAAAATGTTTCGTCAACTCAAGGGGTGGCATCTTCTCCACAATGCACTGAAGAGCAAGAATCTGGCCCTGCTCGGGACGTTCAGCTCCGAACATCACAGACTTGCTGATCCAGTTCCCAAGGATCTCAGCGGCTGCAATCGGATTCTCCACGCGGTCATAAGTGGATGGAGAAGTGACAGTGAGTGCGTTCATTTTTCTAGGTTTTTGGTAACGAGATCCTCCACCCAGAATCCGAGCTTCATTCCTTTTTGAGCGACGTACTTTCGTGCGCGGGAATGGAGTTCTTCACTAATGTGGACCGTTTTGGTCTTTGGACGCTTGGCAGGATCTCGTTTCACGGCCAGACAGAATCAGACCACGCCAAACCACGCAACCATTTTTTAGCTTTTTTTACAGCGACCCTTAGAACAGGACGAACGACGCCACCCGGTAAGGTTGGATAGCCGGTGCCCCACCCGTGATCGTTGTCAGGTCCAAAGCGTTCCCGGTTGCCGGGTCTTTCAGCGTCATTACCTGATCAGCTCCAGACACTTCGATCTTTGAGCAGATTCCAACAAGCGTGTTGGTTCCGTTGGTCACCTGAATCTCCTCACCGAGCGAGTAAATCGGAGGATAGGTAACCCAAGAATATGCGCCAGCCTTTTTGAGGGTGCCAGCCGCTGCGGACACAATGGTAAACGTGTCTCCAGCCGGACCAACGTATCCAGGAGTCGTACAGAACCAGTTCTTATGCGGGACACCAAGCACTGTCGCAACGTCGCCAATGCAATATTCAACCGCATTAGGTATAGAGCTTTGGGTGGTTGTAAAGAATCGATTGCTGTTGGTCACTGGCCAACTGGACGACGCCTGAGTGTCCGCCCCGAAATTGTTTCCAATGAAGTTGACGTTCAGGTTTGCCGGAAGTCGCCCATTGGACGTGTAGGTTCCATTCGACTGAATGACCTGGGTGAGATTCCTCAGACTGAACGAGCTGCCTCCGTAAACCGTCTTTGCAGTGTTGGAAGTAACTTCCAGATTGAGCCTGTAGTAGGAGTAATAGTCAGCGTTCCCAGTGAAGGTCGGATTGCAGTCAATCGACAACGCCTTGATCATGTTGCGGACGTACCCGCTGCAAGCTGTCGTTGCCACATTTGCGCCCGTGTTGGCGTAGGTGAAGCTGGCAGATCCAGGCGTCACGCTTGTCACTGTTGCGTACTGGGCGTTAAAACCAGAACCAACGCCAGTGATGTTCACAACGTCTTCCAGCTTCAGCCCCATTTCGCTGTTCTGCATCGTTACAACGAGTGTGGCTACATTTCCGCTTCTGGAATAGCTAGTAACGGTCAGTGGGTTGGAAGACAGGGGAGCAACAAGGTTGTTATTCTTGACGTTGACAGTTCCAACAACTTGCAAATGAGCGCATCCACGAATGGACGTGTTGTCGATGAAATTGCAAACAGACGATGTCGTCAGCTCGTAAGGAGAAACGCTTCCAATCGTGTTTACAGGAACTTGCTGTTCAATCAGGAATGAAGCGTCTTGAAGGCTGGCACCCTTGACAGTGAAGTCCCTGTTTGACTGCTGGTAAACACTTGAAGCGAATCCGCCAGTGGCCTTGAATCCCC